TTCCACAACAGGCAAACCATCATCATCAAGTTCCTGCAATGACTTAACCCAACGAAAAGGATCGGCCGCAATTTCTAAAACCTGCCATTTGCGACAAGCCGCGCGGATAGCTTCTTCAACATCCTTGACCGGAACCTGCCAAGAATTATCAGCATCCTTCGGGCGTTCCCAGACATCAATCACAAAAACATGCGGATGTTCTTCAACAGTTACACCAACAATTGCGGTTGCGTCATAACGGTGAGAACCATCAAACGCAATAACAATTTCTGATCCGTCAACAATGTTCTTAGGTACTGCGCACGATTCCCACGAACCGGCCGGTAACCAAGTATCCGAAACCGAAACCCACTGGTTACAACGCTTAGTTCTAAATTCTGACTCCGGAGTTCGATTAACAACCGAATCAAAATCAGCCTTAGAAACAATATCGTCAAACCCAGGGTTTGCTTCTTTCCAGGTTGCTTCATCGCGATAATCAGCATCAACATTTTTTGGCTGCCACCAGGCAAAAAAGAAAGAAGGATCAACAACCTCGCCTGAAGCAACCTTTGATCCATACTGATACATGGAATAAGCCAAAGAATCTTGACCGTTAGATTGCGTTTTAAGTCCCGCGGTTGTGATACCAACCATCATCGGTTCGCGACGTGCACCCGAAGCCAGTTGCATAACATCCCACAATTCGCGGGTTGGTTGCGCGTGTACTTCATCGAACGCCACAAAGGTCGGGGACAAACCTTCCTTCGAATACGCTTCCGAAGAAAGCGCACGATATGAAGAACCAGTTTGCGGATTATAAATTGAATCACGATACACTTCAAGAATATCTGCAAGTTCAGGTTGCAATTCAATCATGCGCTTAGCAGTACCAAAAACAATTCTTGCCTGCTCTCGATCTGCTGCACAAGAATAAATCTCGCCACCCTGAACACCAAACACAAGTTGCTCTAAAGCTACTGCTGACAGCCAAGCAGATTTCCCGTTCTTTCTAGGGAGTCCGATAAGAGCCGTTCGATGCTTTAGAGTACCGTCAGACTTGCAAGCAAACAATGCGTTAGTTAAAGACTTCTGCCACGGCCGGAAAATCATTGGTTCTCCAGCACCACCGGCAACACTGTCTTTAGTAATCTTGCAAAGCGCTTCTGAAAAGTCAATGACTTGCGAGCCGCGAGATCGTTTAAGATCCGCTGCAGAAACCGGTGTTATTAACTGAGGCGGCCAAGCTTTCAGCAGTTTCCCCCGAGTTGTCATTATTTAGCCGATCGTTTTGCAATAAGTTCATCAAGTGCGCTGGCACGTTTAACCTCAGCAACACCCAGGCGAGAGCGATCCGAAGGAGTTAATCCCAGAGATCCAAGGATCTTAAAAATTTCGGTCTCAATGGTTGAGATCATTCCAACTAAAGGATTAGCATAAGCATAGCCTTTATCGGTAAACAAAACCGGATCTGACTGTTCAAGTTTTGCAAGCAGCGTTGCGCGACGATCAAACTTCTCGCAAAGCATCTGCAAAGCGGGTTGATCAGTTTCCGCAATCCAGGTTGCACGTCCCCGGATCTCGTCCCACAGATCCTTCATGAAAGGTGACAGGTGCGCCGGTGCGCTGCTTGCAGATTCAAGGTTTAGAACAGTCGCTAAAACTGGAAGCGGTCGGCCACCAGGATTTCCCTGAATCCTTTTTAATTCGTTTGGCTTTCGTGGGTTAGCCATGAAATCTCCGATTCAACAAACAACAATTTTTACGGATTTCATTATCGAAACCCCCGGGCCTTCGAACTGATTAAAAATGCGCAGAGTCGGGTGGTCCTCTGTCAGCGTTTCCCTTAGAAAAACAACGTCCACCCGGTCTTTAAAACCCTTTATTCAATGGATAAATCTTGCTTAGATGCATTACAGGATCTGCAGCAGGCGGCTAGATTGGACGGGTCTAGGCGTAGTTCGGGATTGATTGAGAAAGGTTTAATATGATCTACTGTCGCATCAGATCCAATTAATTGTTTGCCGCATATATAACAACGCCATTGATCCCGTTCAAGTATGACCAGGCGTATCTTTCTCCAGTCCCGGCCGTATCCTCTAGCATGAGCGGATTTAGTTTGGTACTTGTTAGATGGTTCTGATCCGCCGCATTCAATACAAATATGATTCCGCGTTGGTAGTCCGCATCGAACACACGGACGCTTAAATGTCATCGGTTTCTGTCTCGGCTTCTTCTTCGGATTCAGGAATGAACGCAACAAACATTGTCTCGGTATTTGTGTACGTATGTATTGCCGCGTCTGTGATCCTGTTAAGAGTAGATTCAAGCCCGTCTAATGATGGCGTTTCTTGATCGTCTTCATAATCAATTACTACATCGCCAATGCTGACTGAGATTCTCATGATTTGAGTTCCAATCGCGCATCTAATAGTTCGTTAACAATATTTATGAATAGTTCTTTGTCCGGTTGCTGCCGCAACGTGTCGCATAAATATCCGAGCGCTTCATCTATTTCAGCACATGAGATCGGTTCTTCTTCTGCCCTAACTATCATGGCGTCTCCGTAAATGGAATTGTTCCTGGGCAGGGGAACGCGATACTCGCATCTTATCAGATACCCCGGACATCATCATTTTGCTTCTGACCGAATCAGCATAAACTGTTGAAGCATAATTAATTGTCCTCTTTTTTCAATTTTATTCTTTTGTACAATTCGATTTACTTGACGCTCAGATAGGCCGACCCAATTTGCTATTGCTTCAGCATCTAACCAGGTCTGAGTATTTGGTTCATTGATACTAACGGCTAGCATTCGGGCTGGTGTCCAGTTTGTTGCGCATTTGGTACAGGTTATTTGTTGGAGCAGATCATCGCCTTGAATTGTAATGAGGTGGTTGCAGATTTTGCCATCTATTTCGGCCGGGCATGATAATCGTTTTACTGGATCAATGAAGCGTCTGGCTGCCGTCATTCCGGTGGCGTGTATTGAAGCTATTTCTCGGGCAAAGTGTTCAATCCATTCTTGATCTATTGACCATTCAAGATGGTTTAAGTGGAATTTGACGCTTTGGGATACTTCGTCCGGGTATCGTGGGAGTAGTGCTGGTGGTGTTAGTTTGCGTTCGGATCTTATAAGTTTTTCCCATTCCCACAGACAGTTAAGGATCGAGTTTCCTATAACGTAGTCTAGGGCGGACATGTTTATGCCGGAGGTTGGTTCTCCGGTGTTTGTTCCGCCTCCGCCTTTTTGTGGTTGTAGGCAGTAGCTTGCTTCTTTTTGTAGTTGTGGCAGGTCGGCGATTCTTTGTTGTAGCCGTGTCTGGCATTGGGAGCATATTTTTTGTTGTTCTTTGATCCGGTGGTTGCAGATTGAACATTTCATTAAAATTGTGGCTCCTCGGTGAATACATATTTGTGTTGCGGGAAGTATTCCGGGTGATCTAATGTGAAGTCTTTTGTGCATTGGTGTTGGCTAAGAATAATGATACCTTCTCGCCGGGGATTGGTGAGTTCTACTATTCCTCGGCGGGTGGCTTCCCAGGTTGGGTTTTTTCTCCAGATTCTAAATGTTGCTTGTTTGTTGATTTTGGCTTTTAGTTCGGTGTGGAGTGTTAGTTGTTGTGTTGCTAGTTCTCGGGTTGTTCCTTCGATTGCTAGTTTCCAGGTTGTGCTTCCGCAGGTTCGGCATGTGGTTTTGGCGGCCTGTTCTGGTGTGGTGTTTTTATGTCTCATGGTGTCATGCATCATTCCCAGTAAAAGGGAATGATAGGTATTGTTTTATTGTTCCTATAATACATTCCCCTATAAGGGGAATGTTATTAACTACCAGCGTGCGGGAATGATAGGGAATGATGGGAATGATACAGGTTTTATGTGCCATTTATTACTTCTGGGTTCCATGACGATATGGCTGTTGATCGGTAAAATTTGGCTCTTCCCATTTCGGTGTATGTAAGTTTTCCGGTTGCAACAGCGGTTGATAAGGCTTTTAGGATCAGATCGTCTTTTCCTGATATGGCGGCTTTGATGTCTCCGGTTTTGCAGTCAGGGTTGGTCATGACAAATGTGCAGATTTTGTCTTCAATGGATTGTAGATTGTAGGTTTTCATGTCCATGTTGCCTATGGTCATTTGGCGGCTTTCCTCGTCCCAGTCTAGTTTGGATTCTTCGAGTTCAACGTCTCGGCCGCTTGCTGAGATGAATCTGGTGCCGTCTGATGACTTTGTGAGTATCCAGCGCACATCTGCCCAGTCGTCTATTCTTGTGGCTCCTCTGGCGCGTTCTATGCCGTTTTCTTGTGCTCGACCGGTGTGCGTAGTAAGAATCATATTTTCGACTCCGGCGCGTTCTTTTATGACGTCAAGGGTTTCTAAGAATACACCGACGTCTGAATTGCTGTTTTCGTCTCCTGATCCGGAGAAAGCTCGGGCAAAAGGGTCAACAATCCAGGTCTGGCATTGCAGTTTGGTCAAAATTTCAACTATTTCGTCTTGAACATGTTGCACAGTCATTGGCATGCGTCGGCCGCGTAAGTGAACCAGGGTTACCTGGTGCATGTTTTCGATTGATGCGTTTCTGATCCAACGACGATAAGTTCGTTCATCTACTTCATAGTTGAATACGACTACTCGGCCAGCGTGTGCTGAAATGTCAAACGTTCCAAGAAAACTGTTTCCGTCTACTAGCGATTTGACAAGGTTGTTTACCATTGTTGTTTTGCCTGATTTGTAGGCGGCCGTAAGTAGCACGTTGCCGCCGGTTGGGATTAGCTGGTCAACGGCCCAGGTTGGATCTTCATCGGGCAGCAGTATTTCTTCGGCTAGCGTTTCAACATATGTTGGTGATTCGTATGATTTGGCTGCTTCTTCAGAGTCTAGTTCTTGACGAACGCGACGTTTGATTCGGGCATTTAATAATTCGTACTGGTATAAACGATCGTCTTCTGTCAAAACGTATTCTTGGATCTCACCGGTTTCATAGTTAACATTTTCTGGTGCTGGGTTCATTAGAAAACTTGCGTCTACTAGATCACCATGTTTGCGGTCTCCATATCCTTTGGCGTAGAGGTCGGATGCGGCAGCAGAAAAGTTTCCACCAAAATTCAAATATGTGTAGGCGGCAAATTTGCTATAACTTGATCCTGCCTCAAAAACGGTCGATGTGGAGAATACGTAAAGATTGTTTTTGTCGGTGTGGTTACTTGATGCAGATATTCCGTCGCGAATTGTTTTCCCTGGCCGGGTCCATCTGGTTTCTTTTCCAACCTGGAAAGCTTTTTGCCATCCGTGAGGTAAAAGTACTTCTTCCCACGTGGCCTTGTTGTTAAAGTCGTCTCCTGGCGAAACGTGACCGTTGACAGATTTATATTGCTGCCGAATTTCTACTGGTTCAACGTGCGGCATCTGGTCAAGTGAAGCAAATATTGCATGAATTGCGTTTCGTTCTTCCCATGTGATGGTCGGGATTGTTGTTCGTGATCCGCCAATGAGTGTCCAGGGTTCTCCGGATGGGTGAATATCTCCGGAGGTTGGTGCGGTGACAACAAATCCGCCTTCGCCGCGTGTCTCAAATAATGGTAATGATCCGGTTTCTTCTGGTCCTGGTTGGCTTGCAATTTTGTAATTGCCTGGGAATGGTGTTGGTGGGTTTTCAATTCTGTAAAGCCAGTGGTAACCGCCTGACGGAGTTATTTCAGTGTAACCGTCAAGCAGTTTGTTCCAGAGTTCTTGAAGTCCAGTTGCTGTAGCAATTTCTTCAGCTTTGGTAACTAGTCCGGCAGCGATTGCTCGGCCTTCAGCTTCAACCATTTCAAGATTTCCGCTAACGGTTCCGGTAACAATTCCAATTCCTGTTTGTCCGTCACGAAACCATTCGATAAGTTGTTGTGGTGTTGGTCGTTCTTGTTGGTATTGTTCCCACTTCATTGCGGGACGTTTGCCTTTCATAGCAGGGATTACGCATACTCCAGCGTTATAAAATTCGAGTGCGGCAATGAGGTGTGGCGGTAAAGCATTTATAGTTTCTGGCTGTGTTGTCATTTATTTTGTCCTTTGAAGTTTTGTGAATTAAAAAGAGATCCGGTATCCGTAAATGATACCGGATCTCTTTTTCCCCTGTGATCCGCTAAGAAGCGGTGCCACCAAGCTGCGCCAAGAGAGCTTGAATAGCTGGATCATTAATATCAGCAACCGCACTAATTGCCGAAGTTTTTTCAGCTGGTGTTACTGCTGAAGCAGCGAAACCTTTTGCAAGATAATCGGTTGCTTTTTTAATGTCATCGGAGCTTTGTGTTGCATCAACAAGAATCCAGGGTGCGGACTTTCCTGGTTTTGCTGTTCCTTGTCCGATGCGTGCAAGTACCTGGCCGCCAATCTTGCTGCGTAGTCCTGTTCGTAGTGCGACGTTAAAAAATAGTACATCGTTGTGAACAGTGTTTGTGTCGAGATCCACTAGATCAACGCTGATTGCTTCAGCTTCTCCAAGTGATGTCTGGATCCCTGTTTTGTATTCAACAGGAGTAATGATCAAAAGGTGGCCTTCAAGTTCGGCTGGCTTTGGTCCTAGTGTTGATGTTGCTGGTGCTTCGAATGACATGTGCATTCTCCGTTTCTTGTTGTGTTTGTTTGTTCCAACACCGGTTGGTGTTGGTGGTCTGTGTTTTCTTCTTCGGGTTCCTCTTCCCACCATTCAGGATCAGGAATAACATTTGGTTGGTCAATTCGTAGCGGCCGGATCGGAGCAATTGTCATTACTTTTCACCAATGATTTTAATAGTTTGGCAAGGCCAATATTCGTCACAATGTGCACACCAGTCTTTATTTTCATCAACTAAAGATTCTCGATGCGGGTGCAGCATCCGGATCTGTCCAATTTGACTAGCCAGTTTTTCAATTTCTCCTAAAATAATATTTAGGTTCTGCTTCATCATTTATTTGTTCCTTCATCATCAGTAAAAATATCGTAGGGATCTACAAGCATTAAACTGTAATCAATTTTATTTGCTGTAATAATTGCGGCTGCCACCGATAATGATCCAATAATAGTTCCAATTATAAAATAAAACAATTTCATTCTTTGCCACAACCTTTCGAAAGATCTTTTGACTCTGGAACAAACCAGGGACACCACGTGCATAAGTAACTTGCTGTTGCTGGAATCATTGCCCACCGATTAGGATTAGTTTCAGGATCAAGAGTAGCAATAAGTGTTTTAATATTGTCTAAACGATTAATTGCATCAAGCGCAATTTGTTCAT